TTTACTTCTCAGGATGCCTAGTGGCAGCCCCACATTATCCAGAGAACCCTCTGTGCGCTCATATCGATTAGGTAGTTGTTTGAGTTAAGTTATTTACCTGCTAGTTTTCAAAATACAAATACAGCGAATACTTCACAAAGTCAGGACGAAAGTAGTAGAATTGAATCAAAACAAGAAGAAATTGTGCATTTCGTTAGCGAAGGAGTCACTCCTTCGACTAGCGCTGTCCCCGATATCGTTGATCTTTCTACAGACTATCTCTCAATGACTACACGTGAAGATCGTGTTCATGATATTAAAAATTTTTTGTCTCGTCCTATTATTATTCAAACTGGTTTATGGTCTTCTTCTACAGCTGCAGAAACCCAATTATATACTGCTAATTTTCCTGAAGCATTGATTTCAAATTCTATGTATCAGGATAAATTGCGTGGTTTTGTTGGTTTGCGTGCTACTTTAGTTATTAAAGTTCAAGTTAATTCACAACCGTTTCAACAGGGTAGATTAATGTTACAATATTTTCCTTATGCTCAGTATATGGCAAATAGAGTTGATTTGGTTAATTCTACATTACAGGGTAGATCTGGTTGTCCTAGAACAGATTTAGACTTGTCCGTTGGTACAGAGGTTGAGATGCGAATTCCTTATGTTTCTCCTCATGTTTACTATAATTTGATTACTGGACAAGGATCTTTTGGTGCTATATATCTAGTTGTATATAGTCAGTTAAGAGATCAAGTATCTGGAACTGGTTCAATTGAATATACAGTATGGGCACATTTGGAAGATGTTGATATTCAATATCCAACTGGTGCAAATATTTTTACTGGTTCTAGTCCTAATAGGATTAATCTTGCTGATCAATTACGAATGGGCAAGTTGACGGACGCTGAATTTAGAAAAGCATGGTCAGATCAAGCTTATAAGAAGTCTCCTGATAAAATCTATGCTCAGATGATGGGTGAATTACAACAAATGAGATCTTCGGGAGTTATTTCTAATGGTCTTGGTCAGGTTTCTGGTGGACTTTCAACTTTATCTAAGATTCCTATTCTTGGTAATTTGTTTACTCGTCCTGCTTGGATTTCTTCTGCTGCTTCCAATATTTTTAAAATGCTTGGTTTTTCAAAACCTGGAGTTCAAGCTCCAGTTTGTGATTCTAAATTGCGTGGTCAAGTTCGTATGGCTAATTTTAATGGTGTTGATGCTTCTCACAAGATGGCTTTGTCTGCTGATAATGAAATAGAAACTAAAGTTGGACTTGCTGGTACGTCTGCTGATGAAAATGAACTTTCACATGTTTTGTCTATTCCAAATTTTTGGGATAGATTTGATTGGACAACTTCACAAACTACCAATACCATTTTGTGGGATAATTTTGTTACCCCTTTTAAAATAAAACCTTTTTCAGATACTATAACCGATCGTTTTAGAGCAACCCATATGGGTTATGTTTCTAATTGTCATGGTTATTGGCGTGGTTCAATTGTTTATACATTTAAATTTGTTAAAACTAAATTTCATTCTGGACGTTTACGTATTAGTTTTATTCCCTTTTATTTTAATACTACTATTTCTAGTGGCACTCCAGATGTGTCTCGTACCCAAAAAGTTGTTGTTGACATGCGTGAATCTACAGAAGTTTCATTTACTGTTCCTTATGTATCTTCTCGACCTTGGATGTTTGTATTCGACCTGAATCAGCTTGGCTTGGTACTGATAACGTTTTGATGTATAATGCTGTTACAGGTATTGTACGTGTTGAAGTTCTGAATCAGTTGGTTGCTGCAAATAATGTTTATCCTTCTATTGAAACTTTGGTTGAAGTTAGTGGTGGTCCCGATTTAACATTCGCTTTGCCTTCACAACCTTCTTATGTTCCATATGGTGGTGCTTTCACTGCACTAGCAGAACAAGAGAAGAAGCGAGAACATGGGGAAGAGTATGATAATCGTGTTGAAGTGCAAATGATGGGTGAAAATGAAGCAATTCCGCGTAATGAAGCTCAACATGGTAAACATCCAATGTCTATCGACACACATGTGATTGATTCCAATTGGTCTCCTGAAGCAATGTGTATTGGTGAGAAAATCATGTCTGTTCGTCAGTTGATTAAGCGTTTTGGTTTGTTACAAGTTCATTCTTTGGTTGCCGGTGGTGCTAATAATTCTTATTATATAGCTCCTTATTCTGTTAGAACTCCTAAGACTACTATTACTGGTGTTAGAGATATTTCTATGTTTGAATATTTTTATTTTATTTATGCTTTTTACCGTGGTTCTATGCGAATGAAGGTAGATTCCACTATGTCAACAAAGCCTACTACTAGTGGTACTACGGAAGTTCGTAATTCTACTGTTGGTTGGATTGTTTCTCTTATTAATACTGTACAAGATAGTTTTAATTTTATTGTTAATACTATGAATCCTGGTCGTGAAGTTCAACAATTTGCAAATGCCGTTAGTGGTGTTTACAATATGGGAAATTCTTCACAAATTGTGAAAACCAATATTGAGGGTATGACAGAATTTGAAGTTCCTTTTTATGCTCCTTCTCATATTTGTCCTGCTACTTTGTATGATCCTGCAACTTCTAAACCAATAGAAATTCCTAATGTTTTGAAGGGTCATATTCCACCAACAATTGTTGCAATGAATTTGAATGCACCAACTACAGTCATAGATGCTACTACCACTATGTCTAATTACTTTTA